TTGTAGTTTTTTGCAATTCTTCTAGCTTTAAATCAGCTGCCTTTGTAGCTTCGCTGATAGCGTTTGCGATGATAGCCTTTGCCTCATCTATTGTTTTGGCTTTGTTTGCATCTAGCAACTCTTGAGCCTTTAATTCTAAATTGTCCATTTTTACTTTTCTAAATGTTTTATTAATTCTGTTAATATATTCGGCTCATCTTTTACTGGAGTGGCAATTACCGGCTCTGTATCTAATAGTGAATTTTTACCTAATGTGAACGCCTCTAGTTGGAATTGCTTTAATGCTATTTCCAATCTGCCAAAGCCTTCGTCTGTCAAGCTACCATCTTTTAGTAACTTAATCATTTTTGCTATCTGGTCGTTTATCTCTGCCATTGTTAATGACTTAAATCCCATGAATGGAGTTTCTGGATTAGCACCCAGAGTGACATTCGATCCCTCGTATAACTTAATTTCTTTAATCATGCGCATTCCTGTCTGCTGATCATAGTCTGATTTAACAGTTGAAAAACCAATTGAATGCTGAATTACAATACCCTCTGCATAAAGAATCATTGCATCTCTGCCGTAGCTTGTTGGTGCAATTTTACTCTCGAAGTATATACCTTTTTCCTGAGCCTGTAAAACCATAGGCTTACCATGAGGCTGAGCGTAGTTATGCTGATTTAAAAAGAATATCTCGTTAGATCCCATAGGACCACGTTCTGCGATTGTCTTAGTTGCTGCACCGGGCATGATAATATCATCATCATAATCCATATTGCCAAAACTTGCAAACTAGCCTGTGACAGTCATCCTTTCAGAATCCATGTCTTTTATCTCGGCTTTGTAATTCTTGTATTCTAGTAATCCTTTCATGATTAAAAAATTTTATGTAAATATACTATTCATTATCTATTTCTTTTAATTTTCTTATTGCCCATTCTACTCCTGCCGTTCCGCCCCATGCATCCCACATCAAACCACCGCAACCCTCTGTATATGGTACATCGGCATGTTGCTGATGTCTTTTAAATGATGCCATTCTAGCGATTGTATCTCTTGACAAAGGTTCTCTGTTTGCTAACTGTCTGGCTCTAGCTTTGCCCACAGGCGTTCCACAAGTACCCCATCCGTTTGCTTCAACCCATTTTAAGGCACGTTTAGCATTGTTTACCGCTGCTTCTGGATAATCGTTATAGGTTTTAGCTTTTCTCATATAGTCAGGCGTTCTCGGCTTTAGTATCGGCAACCCATCAGCATCCTTTATTGCTTCGGTAGCCATTACGCAACGGCAATTAACAACCTCAGCAGCAGGTATTTTGTTTAGAGCAGTACCGACATCACCAGGATACATCATTTCAACAATTACATTAGTTTTCGGATTTCTAAGCGTAAAAAACTGATTTAATCCTATGCGATCCTGAGTCATTGCTAGGTGCGAAAGCCTTGTGCGCTTATCCTTTGTATTAATCCAAAACTTTTGCACCTCATAATCAGAACTCCTAGCACCTATATTTATTCCATGATTTGCCGCAGTTGTTGATTCTGTTCGTGCAATTACTAAAGACCTTGCTCTGTTAAATGCAGGATCGTTTAGTGTTTCCTCAAATAGTTTAGCCTGATCTCTACGGCTTAAATTTTGTCCTAAAATATTAGCTAATAAGTTGTTAATAATATCTCTAGTTGTATTATCTATTCCAGTAACTTTAGTGCCTCCAATTAGCCTAAAATAGTTTACCATTTCTTCATACCATGCAGCATTAAAGAAATCTATAATAAAATCCTTTTTAGTTTTAGGTACTGAGTTACGAATATAATCGTATGAAAATGTAGCTGCCGATACGCCGACCTTGGTATAAATCTTTTCTAATCCAGAATACAAAGGTTTTTGCTGAACTAAGAACTGAATGTATAATTCTATATCATCAAAGTTATCCTCGTTTACAAAGTCAGCAACTGCGCCAGTCTGATCATCTAAAGCCTTTTTGATAATAGGGTAAGCATAAGCCTCATACTCTTTATGTAGCTTTAGATAGGTCTTGTGGTATTTAACACTACTTGCCATTTATGGTAGCATTGTTATAAGCCTGATCTAGCGACAACTCCTCAATAGGTACTAAGTTAGCCGGTACGTAAATATTCTGCATCTCTGGAGTGCTTATCTTATCATAACCCTGAGCAATACGCTTCTCATCTGGAGTAATCCAGTAAGATTGATTTAGCCATGCAGTCAGGCGTTCCATATCCTCTTGCATTTCAGGATAGCTACTAAAATCGAAATCAAAGTAGTATTGCTTACCATATACTTTAGCGTATGGTTCACAGACAAACTTGTTTATAGCATCCCTGATCTTGCGAGATAGTGGAGCGGTTGCATTATAGATTAACTGCTTTGATGCCCAACCCATGTTATTATCTGTTGATGCGGCTTCACTACCCGAGAACTGTATAGGCACGTGAAATGCTGCATAAATCTTTCTAGTATCAATGTTAAGCGATTCTATTAGTTGCAGATCAGTAGATGGCATTCCTATCTGAGTCCATTTCAAAGGACCAGAGCTAGGAAAAATACGATCCATTAAAGTCTCACCACGCTTAGACTCTACAAACTTTTCTTTAAGCACATTCATTTGATCTTTAGTCAGCGATGCACCTGGTCCATCTGGTGAGATAAAACCATAAGCACCGCCATTCCTGATCTGCTTTAGTAATTCATTATCGCCCTCATTCTCTTTTAGCACATTTCGGTAAATAGCTTTGATAGGTGACTGTCCGTATAATTGCGCACCTGTCAAAGTAAAGTCAGGATTAAAGGATTTAAAATGCACAACTTGATGCGCTGGTATAGGAACTTCAGTCATATAAACAGATCGCATCTGATAGCCTTTGATAGGCTCAAACATACCACCAGAGATAATCTCTATAAACTGGCTAGGCAAAGAGTATAACTGTGACCAGATACATTTGGCATTCATGTCAGGATCTTTGCCATTTCCAAAGATATAACCATCGCCTGTACATAAGAAAAACCCTGCAAGATCAGTCATCCATTCCTCATAAGTTTGCTGAGGATTTGGCTTTGCTAGTAAGTCAAGAATAGGATTGTTTTCTACTTGGTTAAACATCTGCTCTTTAAGTTGCAAAGTCCGCATCTTAGCAGTTGCACCCTCAGCCATTGACATATTCTGAAATATCTTTAGATCCTTTTTAGTTACGCCCTCTTTAACTTCGTATAGGCAATAAGCGCACTCAGCTATTTTCTTAGATATAATATCAATGCAGGTATAGATGTCAGCATTCTTCTTAAATCCTTCGTCTACAAACTTTACTTTGTCCTCAAAGTCAACTACGACTTGATTATTGCCAATCCAACCAAATACGTTCTGGTTGTAAAGGTTTGCAGTTATCTGTTGTTGAAGTCCAGGCATTAACGCCTCTAACTGAGTAGTAGCTGCTTTCTCTATATCAGCCTTGAATATTTTAGAAAATACGCCCATTTTAGTTCCAATCAAATGAATATTCTTGTTTAATCTTAGATGCTAACTTATTCAAAGCCACATAACGTAACGGATCTATCAGGTGGTTAAAAGCATCAATAGGCTCATTAAGCATCCTGCCTGTCTTATCTTTTTTCCAAATGTAACTAAATAATTCCTTTTTAAAGTTATGGCTATTTGCCGTTATATTTATTTTATATCTTTTAAGTATGTCAATGCCTTGCTTGATCGAGTCTGGTCCTTTCATTGCACCATGAATGTTAAATCCCTCTGCATATATTTCTTGAATAGACTTAGGCTCTGCCGAATCAGCAATGATCTCCTGATCCTCTGTTACGCCAAAATCTCTGAGCTTCCTGCAAATATCCATGTTGGTTAGTCTAGTCTCATAGCACATCTCATTTACCCATAATTCGCCACCAGACTTATAAACCTCTATTATGCCTGTAGGATCGTTAGTAAATCCAAAGTCAATGCCATAGCTTATCAGCTCAGCATCCTCTGGTATACGTTCACATATTGCCCAGTTCCTAAAGATAACGCCCTCAATCTTACCTGTCCTGCCTCTGGCATATACTCGCCACAGTTCTAAGTCTAGGTCTTTTATCGCTTCGATTCTTTGATGATCTTGCTCTGATAGGAATGGATTATGGCGATGGTCTGTTATTATAAGTTTTGTATCTGGCTGACCAATTAGCTTAGTATGCGCCCAGAACTCATTTGTCGGATTATAGTCTAAGTAGATTTGATTCTTTGTCCTGATTGCTAACTGCCAATAAATCTGGTAGGTTATACCATTAGCCTCATTCACAAAAAGATAGTCACGCTTACCATTCTTAGCTGACTGCTCATTCTCAAAGGAAACAAACTCAATAAGCGATCCATTCTTAAAATAGATTATCCGTTCAGTCTTATTCCAGAACTTTAGTTGAGACTGTAAGTATACGTTATCTGCATATATATTTTCTGCATCCCGGTAAGCTCCTTTGCGTAAGTTAGGCAATGATTCTCCGGCTACTGTTATGACTGATCTCTGCTCTGTTACTGCTCTATAGAATAGCAGTTGCATGATTGAGTAGGTCTTGCTTGAAGATGTCCCGCCCTGATTTATTAAAACCTTTTCCTTGTAATTATAATTCTTATAAAAGACAGGTGAGCATTTAAACATCCTCTATATCATTTTCATTGTTAGCTATTGGTGGTGCAGTATTGTAGATGACAGGTGCCGGAATGCTAAGCAGTAAATCGCCATCTACTGATAGTTCCTGTCTAGGTTTGGACCATCTGTATTCAAAGAATAGTTTTATAAATTCATACTTGCCTTGATTTACGCCCTCTTGCAGAGCCTGTAAGGCTACATCATCCATTGGCGATAATCTCTCTATCAAAGCTAGTTCACTAGCCTTAGTTGGTCTCCCTTGACCTGCACGGATGCCTCCACGACCATTTGCCATACTGATTTGTTTTTATTTGTTTAAACAAAGGTATAAAATATATTTTTATGTATAATTATTTACTTATTTACTGCTTTCTATTTAACATAATGTAAGGATTTTACCCTTTTTTTTGCTATTTTTTGGTCCTAACCTTACTACTTTTAGCAAAAGGTAGTAGGGTTGAATTTTTAAAAAGTGCCTTTAAACGTATTTAAACACAATAGGTAGTAAGGTAGTAACTAGAAATATGTTTTTCCTATAGTACCTAAATATATATGTACTGTATATAATATCACTTCATATATTTATATAAATATAGTTACTACCTTACTACCTTACTACTTTTATGGCTTTAAGTGTATTTAAACAAAGATAGTAAGGTTGTTTAATAAAATCCTATACCTTACTACCTTACTACCTTAAAAAACATCGTTCTGATAGCTTGTATTTTGCACCTGATGAGTGTTTATGGTAGTGACCTCCCAGACATAGACCGGGATGTTATTTACCTTTTTCATACGCCTATTAAAGCCAATAGACTTCATTCTAAGACCTATCATGACTGGCGATAGTGTAATCTGGGACCTAACTTTAATGTAGCTTAGAATCTCAGTAGAGGAGAAAAACTCAGATTGATTAGCATTTATAGGAATCTCAAAATACTTTAAAATCATGTCCTCTTCTTGTGAAACTGCCTTAAATTCATCAGTAGAATCATTTAGTATCTGGATGTCATCGCCTGATAAATTATGGTTATATCCAGAGTTATAGAGATGATACATTTCCATAAATAAAGCCTTTTTATCTATTGAGTTATAAAGCTCATGATCTATACTTAGCACCTTAACTGGCAGTATGCGTCTATTGCCCGTAGGATCGCTTAAAAGTCCCTCTATGTTTGTAGTACCGCAAAGCATAGCTAATCGGTTTAAATCAACGGAAACAACGCCATACGGCTCACGTATTGAAAATGTCTGGCTAGATGTTAAGCGGTTAAGCATCTTGGCTTCTGCTTTAGATTTACCGCCCATTTCGTCATCCATAATGATTAGCTTCTTAGTCATTAGAATATCAGAATCTTTACCCTGATCTAGCTTATCTTCAGCATAATAAGACTTTAGTTCTTTAGGTAGTAAACGCCTAAACCATTCTGTTTTACCGGTGTTCTGCCCTCCAACCAATACCAGGACCAAAGGTGAATGTTTGCCATTTATTGACGCCATTAACGATGTTAGCCATTTCTTAATAAATAAATCATGATTTTGAGTATCAGTTGTAATTGTGTTTATAAGTTTATCAATATTTCCAGTTCCTTTAATTTTAATATTTGTAAGCAAGAAAACATGAAACGGATTATAGGTTTTAGTAAAATCTGAGAATATTACGCTTTTTACAAGTTCTTTGTTTGCTTTATCTATAAAGGTTTTGCAGTTTATAAAGATTGAGTTTAAATCAATATCGCTTATAGGCTTACAATCAATCTCAATATTTCGGCTTATTTCATTGCGTTTCATATTGTAATTTTTGCTAATAAATAGCTTTAGCCTGTTTATAATGTTCTTTTCGTCTATTGCTTCAACCTTAATATTTTCTTTTTTAGCTAGATTATATATAAAATCAATCGGTACTGTCGGATCTTTTTTGGTCCGCAATAAATGAGAATACTTCTGCTCTGTTTTATTCTGGTTATACTCAGGATTTAAAGAACTCAAAGCATGAAAATAAGACCTACCATTTTCGCCAAACTTACCTGCTAAAGCAAATCCAATATTTATCCAGTCGCCATAATCAGAGGTTACATCTACTTTTTGATCTATAATATTTTTAATAACATTAGTAAATTCTGATTCTACAAAAACATAGCTTGTTGGTTCTTTTTTATCTTTTGCATAGGCTTTTACTTGCACTTCTATTGCATCCTTGTTGATGTATAAATCAGGATCATAACTGACAAACCTTGCCCGGCTTACATCTTTGCATTTTTCGTCTACTTCTATTATGTTGTACTTTGTGTAGAGATATTTGCTCAGGTAGTTAAAACTCTCTAAATGTAGTTTAGGATTAACTTTAGCTATTGCACAAAGACCAGAACCTCCGCAGGATACAAAGGTTGCATAGAAATTATTATCGCAGCATATTTGCTCACGTACAAAATTTATGTCTTTTAATCCATCAATATCAATAGCTATAAAACCAGAGTGCTGAGTTAATAGGCTAGAATTACGCTCTTTGAATAATCCAGAAATAGTAACATAAGGCAATGCTTTTTTACTCTCTGGCGTCTTTTCGTTTCGATATTTTAAGACCTGATCTTGCCAAAAACCATCTTTAATCTTTTCTAAAAAATCAGAGAATGTCAAACTCATACCTTTTTTGGTATGTGCTATATTGTTAAAATACGATATGTTTGGATCTGTCATGATTTGCGTATATGAGCATCAATGGCAGTTTTCAACTTAGCATTAAGACCTGGTGCCTGAGATAACCAGATAAGATAGTTTAATTCCTCATCTGATTGAAGTGTAGATAGTTCCCGGTCTTTGTATTTGCCAAAATATAAAGTAATTGGTTTGCCCTGTGGTAGATGTTTAATGTAGCTTCCGCATCCATTACAGTAAGCGCTTTTGTGTGGTCCAGATTGTTGTTCGTTATAGTCGCCAACAAGTCCGCATTTTTGACAAGAAATGTCCATAATTTGAGAAAATCTGGAAGCATTAGGGATGCTACTCAGATATATAATTAATAATATCCATGTGTATAAGTCCCTAATCAAATACAATGGGATTAAATTCTAATGCTAATATAACAAATAATTTTCAAATAAATCTATTGCCCCATCCATTCCCTCTGCAAATTCAACTTTCCATGCATTATCGCGTAAAAACTCATGCATTTTGCCCTGCTCTTGTACGTGCTTATCACTAGACAAGCTACCATCTTTAAGATATAAGCCAGAGTTTAGTCGTTTCATTTCAATCATAAGTCCGCAAAATCGACCACGCTTTAAATAGATTGTAATGTCTGGGAAACCTCTAAAAGGATCTATAATTGACTTAATATTCTGCATGGCAGGTGTCAGCTTCCCGGCTGATTGAATGTCTGATCTAAAGCGCACCTCTGGATATTGCATTTTTAACCACTTACAGAACGCCAGTTGCTCTTGCCATTCAGTACGTACAGTTGTTGGTTTTACAACTTTTGCAGTTTTAGATGATTTATATTGGTTCATTAAATCGTATTTGTTATAAATCATAATTATTTAATTTTTCCACAAAAGTTAAAAAGCATTGTTTCAACCTTTATGCCTTTTTTTATTATTCGATTATTAGATAATTTAAGATCATTGTTTAAAAGCTCATATTTTTTGCCAAAAAATCCAAATATATCTCTATCTTTTTCGCACTTTATAGTACCAATAAACTTATTATTTATATAATACTCTTTAAAAAAACCAAATGTGTTAAACATATTTTTTATACTTTTCATCAATAATCATTGGTGTTGTATTAATCCATTTAATTGCATGGTGTATACGTTTATTATTTGCATTCATTACACTAATTTTAACAGAGGAAGGATTATACATAACAGAAAAAAAAGACTTAACATAAGTACCATTATCTCTATAAACTTCTGTTAAACCACTTTTAGTTTTTTGCGTATCCTTTTGGTCTAATTGAATAAATGGGAATGTACAAAAAATATGACCTTTGCTTCCTAAATTAACATAAGTAGTAACGTCTTCATTTAATCTACCCATAAATTCAAATGGTCTATCTGTTGAACAAAAAAATGAGTTCATTGATTTTCTTCTAAATTTGTCATTAAAACCACCAATATGATCGCCACCTTGTGAAAATGCTATTGTTTTAATATTTGTAGCTTTATAAAAATTAATCATTTTATCAAATACAAAATTTAATCTTTTTTTAATAACTCTTGAGCCTGTATCGTATCGATAACTTAAACAATAATAGTCATCACACATTAAACAAAAATATTTAATTCTATTGTCTTTAGCAAGTTTAAAAATAGTATTTGCTGAATACATTGTACTTCTTAAATCCCCACTATTATCACCACTATCATATTTTTTTGAAACTTCTTTTTTATCAAAAATCAATAACTCATTACCATATTTTTTTTTATATTGATCTATTGTTGTATCAGTATTATCACCGACAAGAAATATTTTTCCTGTATAGCCACATCTTCTTAATGTGTCATAAGTCCAATTTTTATCAGGTCTACCATAAACCATAATAAACACAGCAAAATTTTTATTTTCCATATTGTTTAATTAAGTATTTAGTATCACATTCAAAACATTGTTGACAGCTTTTTATTTTAAAAGTCATTCCGGAACGTTCTCTATAATCTAATCTTGTTGCATCCTTTTTGCACCAATAACAAGTATGCTTTTTATTCTCCATATTCTTCAAGATATTGAGTTCTTATTTCATCACATAGTTTAACATAGCCTAGTTGAATAGCTTTTTCAAAATCAATAATAACCAACGCAGATTTTTCCATAAACTCTTGCATTTCTTTATTTGAATTAGCATAATATTCAGCAATCTTTTCATAGTTAAAAACTATATGCCTTGAAGCAGCAAACATTAAAAATTTCTTTTCATCTTCGCTTAAAGTTGAATTTTTTATTTCAATATTTAATCTTCTGCTTTTTTGTAAATCGCATAATTCTAAAATGTGAGGCTTTACATTTTTAGGCGTATAAATAGGTGCTGTAATCTTTGCTGAATATTTTTGACTATCTTCTTCTGGTGCAAAATCACTACCAAATAAATTAACTTGTTTCATATTATTTTACTTTATATTGTATTACTTTGCCCATCTTTGCTCAATTTCTGTCCTTTGATCTGTCGTACCCTCTAACCATAACAACCGATCTCTAGCTTTTAAATAGTTTTGAATAATATCTGATTTATACTTTTTAGATTTGGCTTTGTATTCCTGGATTTCGCCTAGTTCCTGAGCGGATCCATGCCCATCGGTTTTAATGTGTTTCTTTGCCATAATAATTTTTTAAAGCAGTAAAAATATCTACTATTTTATATTTACAAAGTGACCTGCGTCTAATATAATCTAAAATTATCTTATGATGTAAATGATTAAACATTGCTTTTTAATATTAAAACTATTGGAATAATAGGCTTTTGATAAAACCAGTACTTTGACATCCATCCACAGATTGTGGCATACGGAATGTTTAATAATTTAGCTGCCTGTATTAAAGGTAAATTACTACCGCAAACCATTTCCAGAGCTAAGGCAATCCGGTCTTTATTAGGAATCTTTAGATACTTTTTAGGATTTTGCATTGTTTTTACGTAACTCATCTCTATTATATGATTTTATAAATTTTATTAATTGATCAAGAGGCAAAAATGTTCCATCTTCTCCATAGTACTCGATTTTTAAAGTTCCATAATCTGATATAGTAATTTGCAGCTCATATTTAATATTTTCTGCATATCCTTTTTGTCCAATTTCTGCACGTTCAACAATTTTTCCACTAGGAGTAATGTCAAAACTTTTAGGTAAATGCATAATTAAAATGTTATTACGGTTGATGGTTTAT